TACTGGTCAAGGTGGTGCAGGTTCACAAGCATTTGATACTGCTAACCAACAAATCGCTCACGGTTCTGCTGGCTTCACGGTTGCTAAGTTCAACCAAGCTTTGCGTATCCTTGAAAGCAATGATGTTGATATCGATGACGTTCGTTTGTACTTGGCAATTGGTGCCCGTGCTGTTGAAGACTTGTTAGGTGACAGCTCTAACCAAATGACCAGCTTTGACTTCCAAGGCGAGAAAGCTTTAGCCTCTGGTGGATTACCTAGCTTCCGTGGAGTGAACATCATCCGCACGCAACGTATCCCTGATGAGACTGCTGACACGACTTACCGTGGTCTTTTGTACACCGAAGACAACGTTAAAGTTGCTATGGCTCAGGACATCGAAGTTAAGACGGCTGAACGTGCTGACGTTAACTTCTTACAACAAGTTTCTACGTACATGATGTATGGTGCTGTTCGTATGGAAGAAGAGACTGTTGTTGACGTTCTTTATCAGTAGATCGAGAAACATAACCTTAACGAGGGGTGATAATAAAGCCCCTCACAATTGGAGATATAAATATGACTGCTACTACAGTTAAATCAGAAAACGTCACGAACGTTGAAGCTAGCCCAATCGTAGCTCTTGACCGTAAGAAAGGTCGGATCAAGACTCAGATTGATCAAGACGCTATTGCTACAACTTCTTTAGACGAAGTTAATGACTTAATGTTGTTCTGCCCAATTCCTTCTAATGCTGTTATCTTAGACGTTATGCATTTGAATGATGACTTAGACTCAAATGGTTCGCCTACGCTTGACATCAACTGTGGTCTTTACTACAGTGGTATTGGTGGTACTCAGAAGCTGAACGGTAATACTTCTGGTACGGTTATCGATGCTGATTGTTTTGCTTCTGACAGTGCAGCTTTTGTTGCTGCTGTTACTAGCTGGACAAGCTTACGCTTCGAAGCTGACGACATCGTCGACGTTAAGAAAGAGGCTTGGGAAGTTGCCGGCCTAGCTGCCGATCCAGGCGGTTTGTTATATGTTGGTTTACAAGTTGGAACTAACGCTGCTGCTACAGCCGCTGCTGGTGACATCGTATTACGTGTAGACTACATCTAAGCTATAACCCAAGGGGGAGGGTTTATATCCCCCACTAAATTCTAAGACACAGGAGATATTGTAACATGGCATCACAAGTACAGATATGCAACTTAGCCCTAAGCAGATTAGGTGCCAGCACTATTACTTCTCTTGGGGACAACACCACAGAAGCTAAGCTGTGCAATACCTTCTTTAATGACCTTGCTGATGAGGTAATGTCAGAAGGATCATGGACATCTACAATCACAAGGGCTACTTTGGCTCTTACTACTAACACTCCTGCCTTTGGGTTTGATAATGAGTTCCAACTACCAGTAGACCCACAAGCACTTAAGATCCTAAACATAGACGAAGACATACCAGGAAGTACGACGTATCGCATCGAGGGCGACAAGCTCTTAAGCAATAACGATAACATGAAGATACGATACATAGCACGCCTTACTGATAGTGAGGACTGGGACATCTACTTGCAAAGAGCCTTCATAGCTAGACTAGCTTCTGAGCTGGCCTATCCTTTGACTGGTGATGACAAGAAAGCAGCTCTTGAGTTCCAGCGTTACGAGGGATTCTTAAGTCGTGGTCTTGCTCAGAACGGACAACAAGGCAGCAAGCAGATAGTTATATCATCGGATGCAATAGACGTGAGGTTCTAACATGGCAAAGCAGCTAATCAATCAGACTTCTTTCACCTCAGGTGAGATAAGCCCCAGGTTATACTCAAGGTCTGATACTGCTGAGTATGCCAAGGGTCTTGAGACTGCTACTAACTGCACGATCACTTCACATGGTACTGTTAAGAGACGTAATGGTTCACAGTATATAGCTGAGGTTAAAGACAGCAGTGCAGCAGTTAGGCTAGTTAGGTTTCAATTTAGCCAGACCTTAGCCTTTATCCTTGAGTTTGGTAACACATACATCAGGTTCTTTAAAGACAGCGGACAGGTAACTGAGTCTGACCTAACTATCACAGGAATCACAGCAGCCAACCCAGGTGTAGTGACATCTACATCTCATGGCTTATCTGATGGTGATCACGTATATATCACTGGTGTAGTAGGAATGACTGAGGTTAACTCCTCGACTGTTCCTTACAAGGTAGCCAACAAGACAGCCAACACCTTTGAACTTAATGATGTAGATGACAATGCTATTGACACTAGTGCATATACTGCATACAGTTCTGGTGGTGTTATCAATAAGATTTATGAGGTAGTGTCCCCCTACAGTACAGCTGAGGTTCAGGACATACAGTATTCACAAGCAGGTTCAACTCTGTATATAGCACATCCTAGTTATGCTCCACGTACATTAACCCGTACTTCGGACACTAACTGGACGCTAGCTTCACTAAACTTACTGCCACCTCCTACATATGAGTCAGGATATCTTGACACAGGAATGACGGTAACTCCTGCTGCTACTACTGGTGTAGGCGTCAACTTCACTGCTGGTAGTGCTGTATTCCTAGACGGTGATGTAGGTAGGCAGATTATAAACTCATCTTCAGGTGAGACAGGAAGAGCCTCTATCGTGTCTATCACTTCTACTACAGTAGCTGTGTGTGACATCGTTGAAGACTTTACAGATACCAATGCCATTGCTGATGGTGATTGGAGTATAGACTTAAGTCCAGTTGTAGACTTAGAGACAGACGCTTCACAGGCCGGTGCAATCGCCAACGTTCGGTCTGAATATCAGAGCGGTACTCTAGGAGACAGATTCACTATAACTGGCATTACTGGTGCTAACCCAGGTGTTGTTACTACCTCTGCTTCTCATGGTTATGTTAATGGTGACCGAGTACAGATCAATGATGTAGTAGGTATGACTCAGGTTAACGGTAACGTATATACAGTTAAAGGTAAGACTGCTACTACGTTCCAACTAGCTGATGATAATAACACTAACGTAGATACAACTAACTATACGACCTACGCTTCTGGCGGTATCGTTCGTAAGAGACTTACAGGCTTAGCAGTTGATGCCTTCCGGTCTGCTGACGTAGGTAAGTACATCCTTATGAATGGTGGTGTGCTTCAAGTGGTTACTGTTAATGCAGCTGATGATATAGATTGTGAGATCATTAAGTCACTTAACAACACAGACACGACAGGCAACTGGACGCTAGAAGTAGACACATGGGATAGTACACGAGGATTTCCTAGAGCAGTTGGTCAGTACGAACAGCGCTTAATATTCGGTGGCACAACAGCCCAGCCACAGAACATATGGATGTCTGAGATTGGTATCTTTGAGGGCTTCGGAGCCGGACCAGATGATGAAGATGCTTTGGATATTGAGCTGGTGTCAAATGAAGTTAACGAGATTAATTGGATCTCTCCTTCTCGCGATCTTGTTGTTGGCACGTCTGGTGGTGAGCTTACTGTGTCTGGGGGGACTGCTGCTGCAATTACCCCTAGTAATGTTATACAGCAATCTCGCACGTCTTATGGAAGCGACACGCAACAAGTTTCAAATGTAGGTGATGAGATTCTGTTCATTCAGAACTCAGCACGTAAGGTTAGAACATTCCGTTATGACTTTAACATTGATGGTTATACAGGTGAAGACCTGACCTACTTAGCTGAGCATATCACAGAAGGTGGTCTAGGTGAGATCATATACGCACAAGAGCCAGATACAACTATCTATGCTATCACTACTAATGGTGACATGATAACTGGTACTTATGACAGATCTAAGAAGATCATTGCTTGGACAACCTTTGCTACTGATGGGAGTTACGAGAATGTACAGACTATTGGTAAGAGTGAAGAGGATCAAATCTGGACTGTGGCCAAGCGAACGGTTAATAGTGCTACTAAACGATTCATTGAACTCTTTGTGCCCGGTGACGGTCTCGATGATTTACACGCTTTTCAAGATTCTTTCTTGACTTTATCGCTAAACAAGACTATAACTAATATAACGGCTGCAAGTCCTGCGGTTGTAACAAGTGCTAGTCATGGCTTTAGTGATGGAGATAAGGTGATAATCAAAGACTTAGTAGACCCAGCAGATGCTGACTTAGATGCAGATGCTACGAACATGTCCAGTTTAAACAACTGTTCATTTACGGTCGCTAATAAGACAGCCAATACCTTCGAGCTAGGTACCCTAGATACCTCAGCTTACAATGCTTACGGC